ATATTTAACAATGGATGTTGATGTAGCATTGATTGAATCTAAAGAATCGTTAGATTCCAATACTACGCATGAAGAAAATTGTCTAGTGGGAGTTCTACAACCAGCCATGATTGGGGTTGGGAGAGATATATAGAATTGACTTACAGCATTATAAAATTCTCTTATAAATTTCATACGCCTTCCATTATACCTAGCAAATAATGTCATAGCAATCATAATATATAATACTTGAGGCGTTTCGTATATGGTCCCGTCCGTTCGGTTCTGTACAAGATACTTAGATCTCATTTGTTCCATACCAGCATATGTGAAGTCATCATCTCTAGAATGGTTAACTATATAATTGTTTATATAATCTATTTCAGATTCTGAATACTTATTTAAAATATCTAGGTCATATACGCCAGCATCAATATTATGATTTATAATATCTATAAGAGACCAAGGGTCTTTATTACCATATACTAATTTCTTAAGCTTATAATTAATAAGCCTTGCTGCTACAAATTGATAGTTAGGAGTTGTCTCAGTTATGAGTTCGGCTGTGGATTTTATAAGAAGGTCATGAATACTTGTAGACTTCATTTTCTCATATAATTGAACATTGGCTCTAAGTTCTATTTCAGAAACAGAGACACCAACTAAATCTTGACAAGCCCATTCAAGAACGCGGTGAATTTTATTAATATTGAATGGCTCAGTTTCACCACTACGCTTGGTTACAAAGATAGACGTCATGTCACTCCAATTAAATTATGTTACAGTATATTTCCAGCAGATATAAGAATGTTTTCTCTTGTTTTATATATAGGAACACCTGCAAAATAATTTACAGGCTCTATAGAATCTAAATTCACAATAGTTCCTTTAGTACTTTCTAAAATATCATGATTTAGTATGTGTTGACCAATATTAATATTTTTAATTTCCTCATTAAGGTCAAGCGATGTATCATAACCTAAGTCTTCCAACACTTTTAAAATATCTTCTTCAGCCATATCAGTTTCTTCTCTTAATAAAAAAAGAGCAGCTGCATATGATTTTATCATACCTTTGCCAAATGGTACTTTCTCTAAGATTCTTTTTATATTAAAAACTAATCTATGCCAATGAGTATATGTTGGTTTTTGAACATTAGTAAAGCTTTTGCTTTTAACTAATATATTACCCTTCTCATCAATGACACCTGCTTTGAAAGCATCAGTTTTTTTCCAAGGGGTAGTGAGTAGTTTAATAAACTTAAACGTCATGAATAAATCTACAGCACCTTCTTTTAAATATTCGTTCATTTATAATTTCCTTAATACATCTATAACAGTCGAGTCTAGTGGGACTTCAACATAACTATCTTCTGGTAAATAATTTAAATATACCAAGAAGGTCTTAACGATGCTCTGTAGAGTTAAGTCTGTCTTAGACATTAATATTTCTGCACACACATCTGGTCCTAATACATTACCTAAAATAATAATATGGTTTAATATCAATCGCTCTTTCAAATCATCATCACGATAATATCTATTCACTAACCGATTAATATATTTAAACCTTGATATATCTTCTTTAAAATCCTCGGTTGTTGCCCATTTATCTCTTTGATAATGCTTTGCAGCATATAACTCGAAGTTATTCTTAGTCAGTTCCATAATATTATTTATGGTTATTTTTTTGGGAATAACTCTTCTTTTAATTGTTTCATAAAATCTTTAAGACGATTTGGCTTTTTTTCAAAATTCTTTCCTTGATATTTTGACAACCAAGGTTTATTCGCTTTATTCATAATATCTCCTAATTATTTAAACATATATCTGACAACCAATAGTTTTTAAACCTATCTGATTCTTTCAGTTTCACCTCAACATGATTGCTTCCGAGTTTATTAATTGTACCTTCAATACCATCAAGTGTTACTACGTCATCATTCACATTAAATAAATTACCAGCCACATACTTATCTCTAAGCATTGAGACTTGTCTTAATTTTACATCTTGTCTATAAAAATTTGATTCTTTTATACCCATACCTTTTTGAACTGCATTCATTAGTCCTTTGGCATCTTTAAATTTCTTTGGTAGACCACTAGCAAATTTAACTAAGTCATTGTCTTCAGCTGCAGCTCTCATTTTAGAAGCTGACATACCTTCAGCGCCTTCAGCATCTGGGTCTCTTACACCAGCGCTCATAACATCTATTACATCAAATTCATAAAATCCGTGTCTAGCTTTTCTACCATTAAAATCATCTAAAAGTTTAACAAATTCTTGGTGTCTATCATCACCAACAACTAATTCAAATTCTGTATATCCATCTTCATAAGCGGTTACCGCTACATCCCAAATTGTCTTAACTTTTTTATCCATAAGTATATGACGCGCATGCTTAGGAAATACTTTACGCATATACTTAACTTTAGTTCTCCAATCTAATGGATTCTTTTTATTACCTGAGGTTTGGCTTGCATATACCCTATGGTCACCTGTACCTTTAGACATACTTACATCTAAAAGTTTTTCGTGTCCAATAGTAGGAGGATTAAACCGACCAAAGTTTACCGTGACCGTTTTAGTCGCGGCCTCTTTGAGAAGGTGTTCCTTAAATGTATGCAATCTAGCCATTAGTCTGGGTGCTTTACTCTCTTAGCTGCATATAATGCTTGCATAATTTCTTTATTTGCTTTGTCAAGTTTGGAATAAACATCCCAGTACTTTCCGGAATTATCACCACCCGATGGTCCGACATCAGCATCCATTTGAAATAGAAAATCACAATGTTGTCCAAACTCAAGAAATGCTTTTTCAATACGTTTGACTTGTTGTTTCATTTGTGCTGGTGTCCAAAGACCTTTTATTGGTCTTATCCTTTTAGCCTCATTAACATCTGTATATGGTATAGGCCTATTACCCATTTGTTTCAATGCATGTTGTGTGTTTATTGGTTTGTCTGCCATTATTTTATCCTCTTAATTTTTTTGAGTGCAGCATCAAGTAACGCACCATCATCTGCATCAATGTATACAGCAACATGGTCTTTACGTTTCATCATACGGAACTTAACACCCTTTGCTTTAATAGTACGTTGTATTTCTTTTGCACTATCTATATCTGTTTTAATAATTGCCCGTGGATTTTCAATCTTAACCGCATCGCCACCATAAGCACCTTGCATTTCTGTAGGTAATTTAACATTAAATCTGCCAAACTTTTTCTCACCAGGAGCAGCTGGTTTATTTGGGTCTATACGAGCAGGTGATTTTAGAATAGCTTTCTTCATATCAGCAACTGTTTCTCTACGACCATCACCCTTTGAGCTGAGTGTCATAACAGTATCGCTACCTACTACTAAGTCTGTATCATCAAAATAGATTGATGAACCAGCAATGTGTGCTTTAATTTTTGGGTCTTTCTTAAGAAAATTTGTAATTGCTATTTGCCAATTTTGGTTTCTTTGACCATACCCATGCCAGCCTTCATCAGATATTTTAGATTTATCTGTTACTTTACTAGCTTCGTTTATGTGTGTTTTTAATGTCTTCATTTGAATGGTTCTCCTTTTAACCACATAACCAGCGAGTATCTTGTACCAGTTATTACTTTATCCACTTTATGCCATATATCAGAAGGGAACACGGATATAGACCCCCTCGGCTTTAGTTGTTCACATAATACAGGATTAGTAATCCCATATTTATTTTCAGGGTCGAAGTACATATCACCACCTTCATACCCATCATTTAAATTTACAGTAACACTTAATTTTCTTATTTTACCATCTTTACCAGGCCTAGAGAATGTATCTCTATGCCAATTATAAAATTGGCCTACTCCATATTTTGTAAATTGAAGCTGTGGTACTGGTTCCCATTGGAAATTCCAGCCCGCGCTTGTATTTGCTATATCAACATAAGGATTTATTAAATCTAAAATCCATTTGTCATATAACCATGTTACTTCTGAATCTCTATTAACACTAACATTACCTTTACCAGTTTTTGCTGGGATTGGATCTTGTGTTAAACCATATTTAATTATTCTATCACATTCCTCTGAAGATAACGCACCCTCAAAGGTCCATACAAAATTTTTTAGTCTCATCGCGACTCACTTTCCCACCCTTTAATAATATCTTTACTAAAATTGTTATAACTGAACTCCATTCTGTCAACAATTTTGACTGCACCATCAGTTAAATGGTCTATTGCAACATATCCTTCAGCTCCTGTTACTCTAAACCCATCTTTAGTCTTTACAAATGTATTTATACTATCCATGGAGTCAAGGTGTGTTAATAACTTTCGCTTGGCATTGACAAGCTCATTCTGCATGTCAAACATAGTGATTAAGTTAGTTGTATTGTCATCATTGAACCATTGAAGTGCGGCAATCTTAGAATTATTCTTTCTATCTTTACCAGCTTGGCTCTTTAATCGGTCTATTTCTTTGTCATATCTATCATGAATCCATTGTACTAGTTCTTTTGCATGCGCTTTAGTGTCGCTAATTTCACTTTGCGCTCTAACCTTCGTGTTTCGAAAGGTATTAATAAATAAATTAATATCTGTATCTGTAGATACGTCTTTAAGCGCGTTAGCGGAGATTTTCTGAAAGAGTTTTCCAGCGTTTGATATGTGTTTGGTAATTTCATCTGTTTCCCTTTTGGTTAATGTAGCGAGACCAGAAATATCTGGGAAGTTAGCAGATTTCTGCCATACACTCCTAGGTTTTTTAAATGCTCCAGTGGTTACACCAAAGGATGCATTCATTTTTTCAAAGGTCGCACCTTGATAATAAGTATGCCACACTACTCCAATCTTTGCTCGCTGAATCTCTTTCGCTGCTTCAATAGGTACTGCATATACTATAGTGTTCGGATGGAAGGTTATATACTTCTGTCCGTCAATTGTTTGTCTCTTTAAGTCTTTTTTAGTGAACATAATATCACCTTGGTAGACTCCTTTCTTTATGCCAAGTTTTTTAAATTCTTGAAATGCTACTGTAAGTTTTGCTGCTAAATCACCTGAGGTATCGGCCTTAACATCTTTAACGCTCTTATATACCTTAGGGTTTTTATTGAATATTCCTTTCTTTGCAACAAAAAACTTATCATCTTCTGGGTCAATACCAGCAAATACTGCCGGAGCTCCATCCCATTTAACTGTAACTGCTTTATTAACATTCGTATTACCAGCTAACATATCTCTTAAATCGCGTAGGGCAAAGATAGCCGCACGTGCCCCTTTCACGCCGCCATCTATGACCATATCTTCTATATGGATCATGTGTGTATTCTTAGCTTCTTGTATGTGTCTCTTTAAATTCATTCGAATAATCCTTTGAAATTTGTTATCTTATCTCCACGTTGTGTCGCTGCACCTTCAATGTCAAATGTAAACCCTGCACCAGATTTCTTAAATGATATCTTATGGTATTTTGGATGGTCATCAGCTATCTCAGCAAATATGTATAAATTAATTACAAAATATTCTCTCTTTGGATGTATATCAACAAGCAATATCTTTACTTGCTCTTTGTTTAATTTTGGATTGCCTTGCTTTAATGATGCAACACTTATAATTTCATAGTCAGCTTTAGATGCATTACCATATACTTTAACAACTGGCAACTTAGTATCACCCATAGCCATAGACCTAACTAATTCATTAACAACTTTAATACCATTTTTATTAACATCATCTACAATTTTGTTTATAATATTAAATGATATTACATTACCAACTAAGAAGTCTATGGATTCTCCACTGACCATTGGTCTACCAAGTGCTTTATGCATAGCTATTACATCATTGTTTACTACCTTTACATCTTTATAAGATTTATTAACGTGTTTAGTATAGTCCCTACCTAATTGTTTATTTGAAACAATAGCATCCATCTGTTCTTTCTGGCCTGGTCTTTCATTTAATGTACCTTCTCTTAAAGCTCTCTTTGTGAGATTATTAATAAATCTTAATTCGGCTGCTTCTTCTCTTTTCATTAATTTTCCTATAGAGGCAAGAATCCCTCTTGTAAATTTAATTGCTTGCGCTGCAGCTTGTTTAAATTTGCCTAGAGCATCTTTACCCATTTGTTTAGCCTTAGCCATAGCATCTCTAAATACTGCTTCATCTAAATACTCTTCAAAATAAATGCCAGCTTCATCAGCATTTTTTCCAACATCATATTTACCTTTAATAAGTTTTGTAATCTTACCAAGTTTAGCTCCACCTTTAGATTTCTTTAAAGATATTTGATACCATTCAATGCCATCACAAGATAATTTACCAGTCTTTTCATCACTTACTATAGGCTCATCAGTTCTTAATGCATCATATAATTCTTTTGCTGTTACATCGATAAGAACACAGTCAGCAGTATTAGGTTTAACATCACCTATAATACCTTCTTTATTTTTTAAAGCCTTATAGTAACTACTAATATTAGTCCAAATTATATATGGTTTCTTAAATCCAATTTCTTTTTTATAATGATATGAACCATTAACCAACATAATAACATCATCTTGAAGGCCTTTATCATTATAACAAAAGTCTACAAAGTCATCCCAATTATTAATGAATTCACGTATTGCAAAATCACCATAAATTTTCTGACCTTTAAGAGTCTTAACAAAATTACTTACATTCAAATCAGTTTTTAAATAAAATCCTATCGATTGCATAAACTCTAAAAATTCTGTTGGATTACTAATACCAAATTCTTTCATACTAGATACTTTAGCTGCAGAACCTGTACCAAATTTAAGACTTAATTTAATTTCTAATTCTTTTTTTATATCACTTAAAGTAAATTGTCTCTCTAATTCTCTTTGAATTTTAATTGGACCACCATCATCACTGAATATTAAAGGATTAGCAACATGATATGTACTCTTTATGTGTTTATATAATTTTTTAATATGTTTCTTTTGGTCAGCAGAATAATTATTTAATTTATTAATATCCCCAACTACTTGTGGTCGTATGTCATATACGGCTTCTGTTATTTTAAATGCTTCATATCGTGTCTTTCTATTTAATACTTTAGCAAACTCTCTATGACTTAATTTAAAATGGTCAGCTGCAATGTCTCTCATTTTTTGGTCAGATACACCTCGTTTTTGCATATCAGAATTTTTCTTAAACGAACGATACATTGCTAATGCACCTTTGTACTTATCGGCATGAGCTATTCTATAGATTTTACGCTTTACTTTTTTAGGAAGTAAATCAACTAATCTCATTCCAGTTGCTTCGTTTGTGTGTTCTCTAAATCCTTGCATTAGTTATCTTTCATCCATTGTTTTGCTATTTTATTATTTGGAAATTTCTTAGACCATCTAGAAAGCACACCAAATAATTTATTTGTTAGATGTGGAGTCTTCTCCCATACTGAATTATCTATTTCAAAAAATAATTTACCAAACATTCTTTGATATACATTAATATTTTTTACAACATCTTTATGCATTTTAGTTATCATTTCTGGTCCTAGTGACCTACCACCAGTTGCACCCCT